TGCGCCGCCGCTTGCGCCTTTTGCGCCATGCTCATCTGGTGCATCAGGATATGCACCCGGTAGGCGCCGGTCGGATCGCCGCCCTCTTTCATCGCCTCGAGATGCGACGGCAAGTGTCCGGCGTCGTCGTCGAAGGGCGAGACCCGGACCTCGAAGCCGTCCGCGAGCATGCCGTTCTCGATCTCGGGGTCGATCGAGAGCTGGCTCTTCACGTCCTTGAAGATCAGCGGCGCGTCGCGCGGCCCGAAGGCCGACATCACCAGCCGCTCCATCGGCACCACCAGCGACAGCTCGTAGCCCTTGTAGAGCTGCGGCGGCACGCCGCGCACCACGTTGATGGCGGCGATCTGCTGCTGGATCTGGGCCGCGTTGCGCGCCTGCTCGATGCCGAACCAGCGGAACTCGTAGCGCTTGCCCATCTGGACCGGCTTCACTTGCTCCATCTTGGCGCGCACGCCCATCGAGCCGAAGGCGCGGATCGTCACCTCGGTGGTCCGGAACTGCGCGTCGTACTCCATGAAGCGCTCGATCAGCGGCGTCCAAACGCCCTCTTCCTGCACGGTGACGACATCCGAGGTGGTGAGGATGTCCACTTGCTGTTCCATGGCCACTTCGGCCTGGTTGCGCTTGGAGCCCGGCTTGCCGCTCTGCTGCGGCACCATCGACGGGTTGACGCCCAAGGTCTCGAACACTTCCGACTTCGAGGCCGCGACGATCTGGAAAGCGTCGCGCCACAGCGGCGGGAACGAGGCGAACTGCGTGTCCTTCGGGCTGGTCTCCCACACCGCCGCCAGATCGAGGATCATCGAGCCGACGCGCGGGTTCTTCTCCGGGTCGGTCATGATGATCGGCAAGAGCGCGTAGGTCGCGCTGTCCATGCCTTCGTTAATCACGTCGTTGGCGCCGTACTGCATCGGCGCGCACGGCATCACGAGGCTCTGCCCTTTGGCGATGCCGAGATTGTCCACCGGCACCGACAGCAGCGGGCACTTGTCGCACCAATAAGGGTTGCGCTTGGCCCCCAGGATCTTCTCGTCGCCGCCGCCGAAATACACCCGGCACAGCTTCAACACGCCATCGACTTTGAGCCGCGTCCAGGTCTCGTAGCCGAGATAGTACTTGCCCTTGTCCTTGATGCCGGCGGCGTCCACCAGCTCCTTGCGCGTATCCGTGCGGCCCGAGCTCTCGACCTTGCGCATCCCTTTCATCAGGGTTTCGCCGGTATCGCCGGCGATCTCGCCGCCATCGATCATCTCGCGCAGCCGCCCCTTCGACCAGCGCCGCAGCACCGTCACATGCCCGCCCAGCGCCAGCGCCTCCTCGACGCCCGCGGCGGTCGCCGGATGGATCAGCACATCGGCGTCGGGCAGTACCTCGACCTCGGGGCCCTCGTCCCACACCGTCTCTTCGTGGATGTCCTCGATCTCCTCGGCGTCGGGCACGGCCATGCCGTCCATCTCGACCGGCCGCGTCTCCGCCCACACCACGTCGCGCCGGGTGCGCTGCCACGACACATACACATTATACTGGCCCTCGACGTCGCCGTACTTGTTGAGGGTCGGCGCCACCTTGGTGCGCAGCTTGGCCTTGCGCACGTAATGCTCGGCCAGCGCCATCAGCGCCGCCGGCTGCTCGCCGTCCTCGTCGATGACCTCGACGCAGCGCCCGGCGCGGGGAAAGATCTGGTTGGTGAAGCGGGTCTTCCTCGCATTGATCGCGTTGTGCACGATCGGCACGAAGATGCGGCTGTTGCCCTGGTAGGACTGGTTCGAGCCGAGCTTGCAGTTGTAGATGTCCCAGTAGTCGATCTGGTCGTCGGTGCGCTCGTGCTGCGCGATGAAGCCTTCCTCGACCTCCTTGTAGATCTCCAAGAGCCGCTCGCGGATGCGCTTCCGATCCGAGAGCTCGTCGTCGCGCACCATCGCCATCATTGCCTCCCCGGCATGGCGCAGACATAGCGCCGCCCGTCGCTGGTCGTCGCATAGCGCACGCCGCTCTCCTCGTCGTCCTGCTCGGCCGGCGCGTTGCGCAACAGCCCGGCATAGCTCTCCACGCCTTCCATCAGCGTGCGGTAAATTCCCGGCTCGGCGCGCTCGGTCAAGAGCCCGCCCTTCGGCAGCCCCATCGCATAGCCGCCGGCGAAGGCGTTGCAGGTCCAGCGCGCGCGCGAGGAGATGCGCACGCACGGCAAGCCGCGATGCTGGCGCCGGAAGTAGGCGCGGATCTCCTCGCGCCCGAGCTTCCAATCGACGCCCTTGCGCAGCTCGGCCCCGACGCGGCGCAGCGCCTGGCGCATCCCGACATTGCCCCATTGCTCGAAGTGGCGCGGCTCGCCGACGCAAGTCGGCACGTCGCCGCGGGCGAACATGTTGGCCTCTTTCCAGATCAGCGGCGCCGCCAGGCCCGGATCGCCCTCTTCAATCCAGTCGGCCAACACTCTTATACCATCCGCGAACTGCAGCAGCACCGCCGTCACATGCCCCGCCCCGGCGTTGATCGCCAGCCATAAGGGCTTGTGCGGCATCATCGCCAGGTCCTCGATGATGTGCGCCTCGCTGAACTCGTCGTAGATCGGCAAGCCCGGCCGCAGCTTCAGCGCGTACGCCAAAGCGTTGGGGAAATCGATCGGCGGCTTGGGGAAGTTCAAGAACTGCGCCCGCAGCGCCGCGTCCTCGAAGGCGAACTCGATCTCCCCCGCCGCGGCGAACGGCTCCAGCCCCCGGATGAAATCCAGCTTGCCCGGCGGCGCCTTCACCGGCTTCAGGTTCGGCAGCCCGTGCCCGCGCTTGGCGATCTCCGCCCGGATCGGCTGGCGCAGCCACTCGTTGAGCCCGTCCTCCTCGACCCCCAGCAGCACCGGCTGGAACTTCCGATCGACCTCGAACAGGTCGGCGATGATCTCCGACGGCATGATCTTCTTCGCCCACCCGTCCCACACCACCAGCTTCGATCCGACCCACGACCACACCGCCTTGGCCGTGGTCGCCGAGGCCGCGCCCACCGTGCGCGCCGGGTCGTACATCGCATAGGTCGCCTGCCAGGTCCGCGCCCGCGGCCGCAGCTTCCAGAAATCCGGCTTGAACGGCTTCTGCTCGTGGGTGCCGTCCGCCTCGCACATATACTCTCTGTCCCAGGTGCCGAGCAGCCCGCGCCGCGCATAGGCCGCCCGGCTCTCGTCGATCCATTTCAGATCGAACATCTCGGGCCAGCTCGCCCGCCACGCGCCGCGCTCGTCGCGGTAGCGGATCGGAAAGCGCCGCGCGTGCCAGTCCTCGTCCTTCGCCACCTCGGCGATGACGGCGCCCTCGTCCAGCCGGTTCCCCGTCATCCGCACCAAGGCGTCCTTCGCCAAGGCCGGCAGCAAGGTGCCATACAACCATTCCAGCCGCTCGAGGCGCGCGTCCGGCGTCTTGACGCTGTCCTCGTCCTCGATGTCGTCGATCCAGCAGAAATCCGGCCGCCACTGGTGGAACTTCACCCCGCGCAAGCTCTGCCCGACGCCGAGGGCTTGAATGACGGCATCATTCCCGATCTGCGCCGTATGCACCGCCCACACCGGGCCTTTGAGATCCCCGAACACCTCGCGGAATTCCTCGTTGACCTCGATCTCGTGCTTGATGCTCTCCAGGCGCTCCGCCGCGCGCGGCCCGGTCGAGCCGACGATCAGCGCGTTCTTGAACTCGCGGAACCCCGCGCGGAGGATCACCGCCTCCTCGCCAATGGTGGACTTGGCCGCGTCGCGGAACGCCTCCTCGACCACCAGCCGCTGCGATGAATGCCAGTCGTCGATCATCTCCAGATGAAACGGCGCCGAGGCTTGCGGATGGCGATGCGCGAACAACACCGCATGCGCCGCGTGGCGGTCGCGCGCAAACCGCCGCACCACCGCCTCCAGGCGCGTGCTCATTCCTCCTCATCCTCCTCGAGGTCGTCGGGCCAGCCGCGGTCGGCATTCCACAGCGGCCCGTCGTCCTCGTCGCCCTCGACGGCCTCCAGCTCGTCGCCGTCGAGATCGACGACCAGCCCGTCCATCCCCGGGTCGATGAACACCGCCGCCCTCACCCGCCCGGCACGGCCTTCGTCTTCTCCGCCGCCGCCGGTCCTACATGCTCCAGCTTCATCGTCCCCCCCGCCAGCGCCAGCACCTTGTCTCCCGGCGCCGCCTCGTCCCCGCCCACCACCTTCGCCCGGTCGAGCTCCGCATACCCCACCCCGTTCCGGACAATCAGCAGATCCTCCCGCACCTCGATCACCTCCCCGCCCTGCAACACCAGCGTCATCGCCTCCCCCCGCGCCGCCGCATGCGCCCCCGGATGGCCCACCAAGGGGGCATGCTCCTCACCCTTCTTCTCCTCATGATGCCCACCCGCGTCTTGCTCATGCTTCTTCACATCACTCATCACACCACCTCCATCCGGATGGTCCCTCAAGGGGACAGTTCCACATGAAACAGCCGTACTTAATCCACCACTTCTACACCCGTTCAATTACAATCGGCGACATCGATCGGGCGATCATTCCCGAAGGCGAGAACCGGAGGCTCTGACACGGCCTAGCGTGCACCACGCAGCGACGGCCCTCTGCACCCTCTTGCTCATCGACGACGGCGCGGCCACACGTTTCGCACTGGGCCCCGCTCGAGCTGCAGCCGCAGCGCCCGTGCACCAGCACTCGCTCCGCGGGGGAACCTACGGAGGGGGCCCCCTATCGCTCGGAAGAGCGATAACAAACCCAATACCCGTCCGAAGGACACACCTCGCCGGATGGTCCTCCAAGGGGACAAGCCCAGCGGCCTCTTGGGGCCGCGGCCAGGGGCGCAGCGAGATCTACCCCTCAACAACCCGCCTCTCTCATCAAGCCGCACCGCTGTAGCCGGATGTGCATTCCGCCGGATGGTCCCTCAAGGGGAAAAGCGTGACCGAGGCCCCAGATCGATTGGGAGCCGCAATTCATGCGACGGGGCTCAAGGCGATATTTCCAGCGTCCGTTTTTCATGACGGGGGTCAAAATATTCGGCACCCGTCGGTGGGAGCCCCGTTTTACCCAAACAGGCCCGGGCCTGCCCACGATCGAGGTCGCGGTAGCCGGGTACCATAGACCGATCGGTATCATCGGCGGATGTGCGCACCAGGCGTGCACTTGCTGTGACAGATCGCATGAAACCCCTGATACGAAGGGGTTTCGAGAGCCACTCACTCCCTTGCCTAGGGAGTGCTCTAGAGAGGCACGGTACCCTGGTACCGTATCTCTCCTGGTTTAGGGTTGCCCACTGAGACGCGTGAGAGAGGGGTCGCGATAACCGAAAGACCGTTTCCCGCCATTTCGCTGTAATGTCCGATTACCGCCGTTTCGCCGCCTGACCGGATGTCGAGGCGCCGTCATTGAAGGACCATCCGGCGATCCAAACGAGGACCCCGGCAAAGCGGAGACGGAGCCACCCCCAAACCTCGACGCACACGAAGAGGCATAGGGGCTACAGCGCCAAGCCAAGCACGGGCGTAGGTCTGGTGCTTATTCTGAGATGGCGCTGTACGGCGTTCTCTGGCGCTCATTGCGGGTCGGAGATACCGAGCCGTTTGCGGGCCTGGGCGATCAGGTCGGGGTCGTCGGGCAGCGGCTTGTATTCGCGGGGCGGTTCGTCCGGCTCGGGTGCGTTGCCCCACACGAGCAGCCCGTTCGGCAGGCGATGGAAGCCGTAGCGGTTGAGGCTGGCCTGGGCTTGCGCAGCGCGTTCCTCGGGCGAGATCTCGGGCGGCGGTGGCTCCCCTGGAGCGCGCCTGAGCGGTGGTGGCGGCGCGGTCGGGCGATGCCGCGGCGTCGCCTCGCGGCACAGCCGGATGATGTCGGCCGGGGTCGGGCGGCGGGTCGCCGAGCGGCGCCATTCGCGGCAGGCGCCGGCGACAATGCGGGCCGGGAATTCGCGCAGATCCTCGAGCCAATCCTCGTACTTCGCCCTAAGCATCGCCTGGTCTTCGTTTGGGAGCCAGTAATGCGCGATCAGCCGGACGATCTGCTCCAAGACGAGCCTCTCGTTCTGCGAGGACGGTTGCGGCTGCGCGGGCATGCGCGGTGGCTGGTCCGGTGTGTCCATTGGCTCCTCCGTTGGTTGAGTTCCGTTCGAATTGCGGGGCTTGCAGCACCCAGGTCCGCCAGGTCGCGGCCGGGTCGGTGGTCAGCGTGCCCTTGGCGACGTGGTGCGCGCGGCAGTGCAGCGCGTTGGTCGCGATCCAGGCGTCGTCGCGGCCGCGCTGGTGCGCGAACGCGGCATCCTGCGGGTTCGGCAGCCAGTCGGCCGGGAAGCGCTGGCGCGGCTTCGGCCGGCGCCGCTTGCTCGTTTCCGGAGTTTGGCGCGAAGCATCATCATCGGGCTCGGCTGCGGGGGGGTCGCGCGCCTCGCGCGCGGAACCCCCTGAGCGTAGCGAAGGGGGTTCTTCTATCGGTGAAGGTGAAGGTGAAGGTGAAGGTGTATTCTCCAAGCATTTGGGAATCATGCTTGACGCATACCCTTCTTCGTTGAACGTGGCGCTTTTCCGCGCGTTTTCGGCACTCCATCGCTGCTGCGCAGCGCGTCTACTTTTCTCCGAGCGTGCGTTGTACTTTTCCTCTGCCGTCGCGAGTTCCTGGCTCACGCGGGCGTGGCGCCAGCCTTCGGAGGTGATTTCGAAGAACGCGGCGATGCTCGGTTTGATCGCGTTCCACCGCTTCAGCGACAGCTTGGCGATGGCGGCTAAATCCTTGTCGGATGCCTTGAGCAGGCCGCCGGCAACCCAGGTCGCATCGATCAGGCGGCGGTAGGCGCCGTCCTGCTCCGCGTCGAGGTGCATCGTCTTGCGCAGATAATCGCCGATGTACCACGGCATCCAGGTATCGGGGCGCGATCGGGCCATCAGTCTCATTCCCATCCCGGCAGCATGGGGGCCATGGCTGCGGCGATTTTTCGGTAGGCTTTGGCGGTGACGACGACCAGCTTCACCTGCGGGTGGTATTTCGCCATGCGCTTGATTTTTGTGATGCTTCGGTCGTCCATCCATCCCTTGACCTCGTGGTAAGAGACGGAGCCGTTCTTCTCGGTGACGCGGAAGTCCGGCAAGTAGCTGCGGGCACCGCGTTGGATG